TCACGCTCGGTCTTGATTTGCATTTGTGCTCCACGGAGGATGTCCGAGAAAGTCTGGGTTTCGTAGACTCGCTTTTGGCTGTTCGATAAGCGCGTAACCACAAAGGGGTAGTCGTCATATCCGTTAAGAAGTTCGTGTTTGGCAAAGCCTTCGGTGGTTGGGTGAAAAACGGTACAGTAGATGCCTTCAGAGCCATCTTCCTCGTCGATCAAACGCTGGTAGCCATAGACCACCATAACAAGGTCATTATCGTCCGTGATAGGCAAGCGGTCGATTGTCTTGAGCTTCTCGCCGTCAAGGTACATGGAGTCTTTACCACGGAGTCGGTCGATAGCATTCTCAACCCAGTCGGCATCCCAGCCTTCGGATACAACCTTCTTCTCAAGCTCTTGAGCCGTAAGGAATGTACGCCAGAATACATAAGGGGCGCGCTGGGGATCGGTCACATACGATGGGAAAAGAACCTCGCCATCAGGGGCGCATGAGTAAACTACTGGGCAATCTACCGATGTACGAGGAACAGAGACTTCAGCCAGACCTTTCTTGCGAAGATCCATAATGGCTCTTTTGGCGCGTTTTGACGAAAGATCGGGGAATGCCGTCTGAAGCATACCGAATACCATCTCGTCATCAGCCCCACTAACAATAAGTTCCGCTAGATCGGGGGAGACTTGTGCGATTTCCTCGATGGATACCTGTTGCAAATATGTCCTTTTTTCACGCTTCCATCCGACATACGACACCATCAGCCCCTTCTCTAGCAGATAATTAGCACCCAATTCCATCTGTTGGCGGAAGTTTGGGATATAGGTGGAACGCATCCATTTAAGGAATCCAGACACCATTGAGGCGCGGGGCATAGATGCCATAGAAGTCGGGAACGCCTTGATGTGGGAACGCTGCAGGGCTTGGTCTAGAATGGCCACAAATGCGTCTATACGCTCTCCGACGACATTAACCTCAATATCACTCGCCCCCTGCCAAGGAAAGGCATTTGCGCCCTGTTTACGGAGGTCGTCAGACTTGCCGGCCCAAAGGTTGCGGCGGTCATCATACGAGCGCAGACACGCTTCAAAATACTCCTCCAGATCAATAAGGCACTTGTCGTAGGCATCAGCCAACGCCATGACATTAGGGCCGTCCTCGGCGTAGATCATCGACTCTTCTTGCTCTTCTGTTGGTGCGCTCATGATGGCATATATTCGTAAAACTCTTCGCCTACTTCGGGGCGTATCATAACAACTTTTATAGGTTTGCCAACTAGTTTGTGCGATACCCTAGGTGGAGCTTTAACTGGGACTGCTTCTCCGTCCATGCGAACCATTACCCAACTAGGGTTTGGGCATTTGCGGATTACTAGATAATCGCCCTCATAGGTGGTATTATCTTGAGGTTCCACGGGGAAATCAAGGGTTTCTGGCTTAGCTTTTGGCGGTCTGCCACGCTTTACTGCTTTCTTAGTTGGTGCTGTTTTCATGGTTTGGTCTAGATTTCATGTATCGAATGGCGTGTTCAAGAGTCTCAATCTCCTCTGTAAGTCTGGGGGTTGATCCTATTTTCTCGGCTTTAACCCTTTTGAAGTAGGCTTCCTTTAGGCAGTCGATGATAAGCTCCTCGGCAACTATCGGCTTTTTTGCGGTTTTCATGTTTTGCTAGTAGCCTCCTGCTCCCTGTCTTGTAGCAAGATTTCTGGTTTCGTCAACATGATCTATTCCAGCAATGGCGGCGTAACGCAGAACATCGACTGGGTCTTTCCATGCTTCCTTCAAGCCCCCGTCACCCGTGTATTCACTCAAGGCTTGGATAATGTTCTCGCACTCGGAAGAGACATAGAAATGCGGTCGGTTGACAGAATCTGACGGGATAGTTGTATCAAATGCCATTTTCCCGATCAAAGCCTGCAACCCATCGTCAATGTCTAACCCTGGAGCTGGTATGCAAACCATGCCAGAATCGTTCAAATCCTCGATAATACTACTAGCTCCGTCCGCAGACTGGTACTTTGCCGCTCCAAGCCGAGGGTCAATCAGCCTCTCAAAGACCTTCTCGTCACCCTCAAGATCGGTAATCAAGTCCATGTAGTCACGAATACCAAAACCCTGTCCTTTAGCCCCTTGTCCCGGCATCCACTTACCACCTTTCCACTCAGCCCAGTCGCCTACATCGACACCCGGCCACTCACGATATACCCAAAATGTACCAGACGCATCCACAGCAATCCAAGCCATAAACCAGTTCTTCGCACCCGCTGGGTCAATGATGTGATAGCGAGTAACATTCGTAGTTGGGATCTCTGATGGCTGGACAACATTGACTTCTTTATTGAACTTGGGAAACTTGGTGGCGTGGGACTTAACTGGAACCCCGTACGCGCGAATTAGGATCTCCTCCCGAGGCCTTCCAACCAAAGTCTCCTTAATTCGCTCGTAGCCACCGAAAGGGTTGTCCTTGGAATGGAAGTAATGGACGCTGGCATTGCGCTTCTTACTCCTTTGGACATAGGGGACAAGCTCGCCGTTGAGCAGCTCAGCCTCGACGCTCTGGACGCTTGTAGCACCATCTAAGTATTCCTTAATAACTTCCGTCCACCCGTCAATCGGGGTGAATGTCACCAGCATCTTGGAGTTGCGGGTAGCAAGACGGAAGCGCAAGGTGTCAATAAGCTCGTTTCCTAGAAGGTACTCGTCCAACCATACCCCGATGTTATGCCACTGGGGGTCACGGCTACCAAGCTCCGCACCTTCTAGGATAGTTGGGTTGTTCTGATACTGAGAGTAGGTCTTGAAGATAATCTGCGAAGCATTGGGCAGGATCAACGAGTTGTCTGTAAACCCGTTCTTCTTCGTGTACGAGATGTAAGCATTAGCCGAGGTTTGCTTTGTCCTCATTTCATGCGGCAACCAGTTCCATACTGCGCTTTGTTGCTGGCGGATGCTTACCTCCGAGGTCTGAGCAAAACAGAAGATCTCCGACTTTGGGTTTTCGATGGCAGCTTTGACAACACAGTAAGAACCCCACGCAGTTTTGCCCGAGTTGTGATGGGGAACCCCAGCTACAATGTAGTTGTTGTAAACTGGCACATGGAAATCCCAGACATAATCTTCTCGGAGGTAATTGATCTTGACAACTCGGCGGGAATAGATAGGGTGTCGGTATGCCGAAGCACAACTCAATAACTTACCCAGTAGATCAAATACGCCTTTGGATTGCTGAAGGATGGACTCAAGCGAATATCGCGGAAAAGCTGGCAAAGGAGCTAGATCCACGAGTGACCGCGAAGTTGATTTACAAGATTTGTAGAAAGCACGGTATACAATGCCAGCGGACAGGGCCACGAAGCGGCGAAGGACATCCCGAATGGAAAGGCGGCAGAATCGTGAACAAGGACGGATACATTGAGCTTTATTGCCCAAACCACCCGAACGCTCGCAAGCACACGCGCTATATCCTTGAGCATCGTCTAATAATGGAGAAACATCTTGGTCGGTATTTGACCCGCACGGAAGTTGTTCACCACAAGAACGGAGTGAAAGACGATAATCGCATTGAGAATCTTGAGCTGTTTGAGAGCAATGCCCGCCATCTTGAGGTGACTCTAAAGGGTTGCGTTCCGAACTGGACTGAGGATGGCAAGCGCAGAATGGGCTTGAAAGCTCGTCGTTCAGCTTGATGTTTCCAACTGCCATCCACCCTAACTTATGAAGGACAAGGTGAGACTTTGAACAACGAAATGATTCACCGTTATCTAAAACAACTTCGTAAATTCCCTGCTTGTCTTTCCTAAAGGGTGGCTGTGCTTTGGCTATAACCACTTTTTTGCCATCCCAAGCGTGTACGTGGAAATCAAATCCAAGCTCGTCAACGCGCTTACTACGCTTTAGGACTGGATCATAGATCTCCTGCTCTGGGGCAAGACAACGATTTCCCCCAAGTGCCAGAACCTCAGAGACTTGCGCTAATTGCTCCTCAGCCTTCTCCCAATGCGGAAGCCTAAACCCGTATCGGAATGGATCTTTTTCGGCGTTCTCGATGGCCTCATGGTAAATCCGATGAAGCTCAATGAGATCATCTGGCTCCATCAATGCCACCTCGTCATCGCTGGGAGGCTGAAGGATTGGATGTTTGCGCCACTGCATTAGTTTGTTTTATATGCACCAGTCTCCATTAGGATGTCTTTGATGTGATACACGCTATCACACTCCTCGCAACAAAACGCATCCTCTTCGGCTGGAAATGATCCTCTATTCCCGTCAACAAAGTGAAGCTCTCGACGCTTCTTGCAATGTTTGCATACGCCAATGAAGGGCTTGACGAACTTTTCCAGCACCACATTCCAAATCTTAGCGTCAAACTTTTCCGATAGATACGAAGCGTAGCACAGCGTGTGGCACTTGTGCTTAATGCCGTCATGCTCGACCATGTAATGGCGAACGAGGTTGCCTCCATCCTTAGCGTAATCAGCGTATCTTGATTCTGGTTCTGGTATCATTCTACGATTTCGGCTTCTACCGCTTGTGCTTTGACTTTATTGGCAATACGAGACTTAGCTTCCGCGATCATCTTGGCCGCATCGTCAATAGACGGCCCCTTTCGATGCTCGACAATAGTACTCGCCATGCCAGAGAGCTGTCCAGCCTTATCGGTCATAATGCCAATAGTCAACGCCAATCGGTCTGGGGAGATAGCCTTTAACTGGTCTGGGTCACGGCTCAGTTGTTCGGCTTTCTCGAACAGCAGGTCTGTGTACTCAGCCGCCGCAATGGCGTAGCGTTTAGAGAACTCCTTACGCTTTGACTCCAGCGTGTCGTTATGCCGCCATTCCAGCGCACGGACAGTCTCATGCGTCACCTTGCACTTCTTGGCAATAGCATTGATACGCCCACCCTGCGCCAGCATCCAGAGGATCTGTGCCGCCACATTCGGGTTGTAGTTCTCAATAGTGTTCCGAGGGAATTGC